TTATAATTTATTTTTTTCTATATTGACTCCTTTAATTATTATATCACATAGTCCGTCTTCTCTGTCCTTTATTTGGATATCATTGCTATTAAACAAAGATGCTCTACCCTTTAAAGAAATACCATTTCCAGTTACTATAGACCTATTTTTTAACCTTTTAGCGACAGTATCTCTATGAAGCCTAAATGTATAATCTATATCTTTATTTTCGATACGCTTTTTAAATGTTTCTTGTATTTCATTATCATGAAATATCGCTGTTAAAGCTTCATCTATTTTAAATTCTTCCTTTTCATTTAACAAGGTAGTTAATTGAAAGGTCTTTTCAACCATTTGTTTTTCATCTTTTTTATATTTTTCATTTATATAACTAAGTAGTTCTCTAATCATATTAGTAGTATTCATTTTATTATTATTAATTAAATCTGTATCTAGAAAATCATCTCTAAAATATCCACTAACATCTTCTTTATTTTGAGTATCTAAAACTAAAATATTACCATCACTATCATTAATAATAGATTCATCAATAATAGCACATTTTCTTAATTTATCATTCTTATTGAATCCATCTTTAGTAACTTTTAATTTTACGGTTGTTATACCATCTTTCTCAATCTTTTCAGTATGAAAATTTTCGCTAAAATCTAATTTTATTATGGCCAAAGATTTTTTTTCATTATTTATATATTTAACTATCAAAAGATTAGCAGATGAAGCATTCTTTTTAGACATAGCACTATATAATTTACGTGAAATAGCTTTTGAAGTTTCAATAAAATCAGTATCAGTTGTTAATATATCAATAGCTAATTTTCTTATATTAGTATCAGATGATCTAAACTTAGCAAATATTCGTCCTTGATTTTCATAAGCACTCTTTATATGATCTGATATTAATTTTAATATATCTTCATCTAATTCTAATATAGCATCACTCAAAAATAATGATACTTTTTGATTTAGTATATGTACTATTGCTTTTTCTATTTGAATATTTTCATCCATTACTATTTTCTCCCCCATTAATATTGTATTTTAATTTAATAATATTATAAGGACTTAAAATAAAATACAATTTATTATTTTAGACATCATAATGATTTCATTTAATTTTACAATAAATTGAATAAATTTGTCCATATAATTACAATTATTTTGAACTCATTTTATTGCCTAACTATAGATTTAATCTTCTTATACCATTATTAATTTATTTTTTTAATTATTGTATAATTTTTGACCATATTTACTACAAAAATTAGAAATTAAAACATTTATAATTTCCATTTATGCCCACAGTTTAAACACTTTACATATCCATTTTTACTACTTAATCCCCCAAGTATTGCTCCATCTCCTCCAAACAATATTCCTCCAGTTAAAGCTCTACCTATACTTAATTTTTTATTTTGATATATTAATGAGGTGCTCTTACATTTAGGACAATATGGTGTTTTGTCCCTTTTTAATTGTTCTATCCTATCTTTTTGATATTTCTTTTCTACTTGTCTTTTAGATAACTCTTTAGGATTTTCATTTATTTCTGTATCTAATAATTCTAAAAATTTATTCAAATATAAATTTTCTACATTACTAAATTCTATATTAGCATCATTCATTTTCAATACAAGTTTACTAAGTAATGCTCCTTTTTGTACATCAATTTCATTTATTTCATTTATATAGAAACTTTTCATTTCTAATTCTTTATTTAATTTTTTTCTAATTAAAATTAATCTTATATTTGTTAAAGAAATTGTCCATATTCTATTAAAAACAGAAGCTGAAATAAACAATAGACACTCTTCATTATCTTTTAATATCTCTTTAATTTTTTTTATTTCAACTTTATCTGATTCTAAAGAATACTTACCAAGTTTATTTTTAGAAGTATTATTCAAACCATCAATAAATCCCATTTTAAACACCTCTTTTCAATTTATTCATTAACATTATATAATATTTTCGTTAACAAAAAAAGTCTTCCTTATTTACATAAATTTTACATTGTTGTATAATTTAATTAAGCTTTTAATTTCTTTTAAACTATTTGATTCACATAAAAACATAATAACCCTGCTTATTATGTTGTCTTCACTATTTACAATATTAAATAATAAAAAAGGCTAGATAGGACTTACTCCACCTAGCCTTTTTGTAATTATATTCTTTCTAAATATTTAGCTGTAAACCATGCTGTTTTATATCCATCTCCTGCAAAGTAAGTACATAAAGAATAATTACCTTCAGTTCTATGTACATATAATCTTTCTCCATTACGTACGTAACCCATTCTGCTTGAATCAGGAGAAGGTTCATATCTTGCATCTAATTCAGTTCTAACATTAACTATCTTATGGTAAGTGTCTATCATCATGTAATTTTGCTTACTCTTTACCCAAACTTTATTTGATGCTCTATTTGCTCCATCTTTCCAATAAAGAACTGGTAAGTAATTACCTTTATCACAAACCTCTGGTAGAACATAAAATCTTTCATTTTCATAAATTTCGCCTAAATCTTCATATACTTCACTTGCATTATCTCTAGGATCTAAAGCAACTAAAGCTCTTGCGTTAGTTTTAAATTTATTTCTATCATAAACTGGTACTGGTTTTGGTTCTACCGGTTTATTATCATCTGTTTCTGGAACAGCTCCAGGAACTTGACCACCTGCAATTTTACAAACACCTTCAGCTATTAATTTTCCTATTAAATCAGGACCTTTTTCTTTATAGATTCTAACATCTTCAGTAGCTTCACAGAAACAAACTTCAACTATTACAGCAGGCATTGATGTTTTTCTTAACTCATAAAGTCTAGGATTAACTTTAACCCCTCTATTTATAAGTCCAGTTCCTGCAACAATAGTATTTACTATACTTCTTGCATATTTTTCAGCTTTTCCACCCTCTTCACAAATCCAACAAGCAACACCTAAAGCTCCATTGTATTCATCATAACATTTATCAAAGTGGAAAGATAAAAATAATTCTGCACCAAAGCTTTCAGCTTTATTGACTCCTAAAATCAAATCTGTATTAGCATCACAATTACCTGGTGTTACATTCAACACATCGTGTCCTGCAGCTTTAGTATATTTATATGCTGCTGCTAAAACTTTTCTATCCTCTACTGTTTCATTTATTAAACCTACTGCTCCTGTAGCTTGAAAATTATGTCCGCCTCTTTCTGATATTTTCATATTAAATCATCCTTTCTTTATTTATATTTTGATAACTAAACTTACGTCGGTCACAAATTTCATATAATTAAAAGCAATAAAAAAAGGTTATTCCTAACCTTATCTATTACCTTTAAACTATTTATTTTCTATTGGTACATAATTTGATATTGCAGCTAGTTTACTTTCTAAATCAATATTCTTAGATTTAAGCTCTTGATTTTCTTCTTGTAATTTCTTTAATATCTCTGAATTTTCTAAAACAGCCTCTTTCCCTTTATTAACTTCTCCAGCAATACTTTGTCTTAACTCTGATATATCTGAAATTGTTAATTTTGGAAACTTATCAAGCATAATTTTATTAAATTCATCCGCTTTAGAACTTAATTTCTTTTCTACTGATTCAGTAATACGGAAATTTTCTTCAACAATATTCCAAACTTGCTTTGCTACATCTATATACTGTTTATTTTTTATTATATTTTCTTCAAGTCCACTTTTTTGTAATTTACTTTCTAATACCTTAATTAATAATTTTAAAATTGTTTTTAACATTTTAATTCCTTCTTTCTTAATTTTATTTTAAAAAAAAGAATCATAATTCCTTATGATCCTCTTTATCTTCTTTAAGTTGTATTAATGCATTTTTTAATTTAGTGGGTACTGGTACACCTAATTCACTTGCATTTTCGATAATACTTATTCCTTCGTTTGCTATATAAAAATAACATACTAAGGTTCTAAATATCCAGTTGCCTGTATTTAAAAGTCTGTCTAACATTACAGCTACTATAAGGATAGTAAAAATAACTCCTTTTCTTGCTATTCCTTTAAGTCCTATATTGCTACTTAAATCTTTATTTACATAACCTTTAGTAATACCAGTAATATAATCTAAAAACATTAAGACTGTAAGTATAATTAAAGGGGTGTCCCATGCTCCAAATAGCCACGTAAATCCTGTTCCTATTGCGGCCACAAATACTTTTAAATAATCAAATATCTTTTCCATCCTTTTATCCTCTTAAAAGCTTATAGGTTCAAACCTTTTAACTTCTCTTTCTTCAATTGTATTTTTTTCTAGATTTATTTTAAATCTATTAGTGTTTTCTAAGACTGTAAAGTTAAAAGGAACTACTCTCCTAAGACAGAAGCTCCTTATATCATCTTCATTTTCTAAAAATGTATCAAAATCTACTTCTCCACTTGAAGCATATTTTATATCTCCAGTATGCTTACTATAAAATATAGTCATTTTTTCATTCATATTATTACCTTCTTTCTATGCTATTGCTAACCACGAGATATTAATATTCCTTTGAAATTCTCCATCCCTAGTTAACGCTTTAACTCTTATTACAAAACTACCTTCACTATAATTGATAGTTTCATATGGGATATTAACTACTAATTGGTTAAGCGAGAAATTAGATTCTACATACCAGCCTTGAATCATTGAACATGGTGTAAATACTTTTCCTTTGAAATATTCAGGAAGGGTAATTTTAATATCGTAATGATCTCCAAGCCATGCTCCTGTACTTATATTTACCCAGCCAGTTTCTGCAAGACAATGATATGCCTTTGACATTCCTTTAGTTTTCCATTCAAACCCTCCATGTGTCATGGAAGTATAAGAATCATTAGAATGTCGTACTATTACACCATTACTATCTATACTAGTAGAACCTTCACTTATTTCATTAGCATTAGGAATAAATCTTCTAGGTATATCACCTTCAACTAGGCAAACATCAACTAGCTTAAATCCAGATATATCTGTTTGTAAATATCCCTCTATACCTATTAAAAGTCTTACCCATTTAGTTTCTGGTGCTGTAAATGTAGCTGTTCTATAAACTAAATCTGCTGAATTAATATTAATATTTAAATCTAACCTATAGTTAACACCATCTTCGCCAAGTAAATAAATATAATTAAGCCATGGAATATTCCAACAAGAAGCTCCTTGAAAGCTTAAACTATATTTTTTACCTTTCTCTAAAACAAATGTAGAAGATACAGCCCCCATGTTTGCTTTTTCGGCTGATTGTTTAGCTCTAACTAGTAATTGTCCATTTTCTACAGTTAAACTACAGTTACCCCAATTTCTCCACTGAACCGTACCATTTGCAAAGTTACCATTAAAAATTAAGTTACTATATCCAGTATTACTGAATCTATAATTAACTCTATTATCTAACTGCTCTACTTCTGATTTAGTAGAAAACAAATTGTTAGCTTCTCCCTTTTGATAATATGAAGATGAAACCATATTAATAATAGAAGTTGGTGTAATACGTTGCTCTACATTATTAAGTTTATTGGTAGTTTCCCATAATTTATCATTAAGAGATTTCGTAAATGTTTCTGTGCTAGATACTCTACTAGTAATACCGTTTAAATTAGTTTCTACAGTAGTAATTCTACTAGTTATATTTACAACTTCTTGCTTACTTGCTTTATCATTTATGTTATGCTCTAAAGTTTGTGTTTTACTCTCTGTAGCACTTACCCTCTGTGTAATTCCATCTAAGCTAGCTTTAATAGTGGTAACTCTATTATTAACATCTGTAACTTCTTGTTTAGATGCTTTTCCATTAAGAGAAGTTTCTAAACTTTGAGTTTTTGAATTTATAGAATTAATTGAAGTTTCTACGCTATCTTTTAATTGAGTTACACTAGAAGATACATCACTTATCTTAGAATCAACTAATTTTATTTTATTATCTACTGTAGTTATAGATTTATCTATATCACTTTGACTAACTTTAGATTTAATTTGATCCTTTAAAATATCAATTCCACTTTCTAAGTTACACACTTTAGTATTCACGACTGTAATTTGTGAATTTGTATAGGCTTTTGAATTTTCTAAAGCTCCATTTGCCTTATCTTGTGATCCTTTAGTATCTTCTATCTGTTCCCAATTACTCCAAGTTGCATTATCAACTCCATGCCTTTGATATGTAGGAAATGAATTACTTCTAAATACTTGAGTAGGATATCCACCACTTGGATTATCCCAAGGAATTTTTGTTTCTAAAACTCCATAAATCGCTTTAGCATTTGGTATTCCTATGACATTAGCATATTTAAATTCTGAAATAGTTTTTCTAGGATAGTTAGACATATACCACTCTGGATTTTGATTATCTTTTCTAGTGTCTAATATACCTCTTGATTCGTTTATAGCCTCATTCTTGGCGTTTATTATTTTAGTAGTAGTTTCACTCTCTAAATTACTTATATTAGCTTTTATCTCATTTGTTTTTTGAGTGAATGAGCTTTCAGTAGTAGCAATTTTATCTGTGTTTATTTTGATTTTATCTTCAATTTCTTTAACTGTTTTATCTATATCAGTTTTATTAACTTTAGAACCTACTTCACCTTTTAATAAATTAAGTTCTGTAGTTGCTTTACTTAAATTACTATTAGTAGTTGATATATTATCATTAATAGTATTTATAGAATCTCTGTATACTTGTTCATCTACTTTAAGCTTTAACGCATTATCTAAAGCATTTATGGAAGTCTTTTGACTAGATAGTTCTTTAGAATGTTCTGTTATAGTATTATTTTGTGTAGATAGCTCTACATCTAAAGTTCTATCCCCTACAGTAACCTTAGTACCTTTAATAGTTTCAGTACCATTATTATTTACTTCTCTAATAACACTATTTATATCTAACTTATTCCCTGAAATATTTGCATTATCTGCTACTTTGTTATTATCTATAGCTCCATCTGTAATACCAGCATTATGAACTCCACGACCATCTAACATTATTGTTTGGCCATCTAATGCTCTAACAACTAATCCGTAATCTGTAGTTCCATCTGCTCTCCTATATTCACCTAAAATAACCCTATTAATATTATTTCTATTAATAAGAATCTGATTACCTACAATTTCTATAGTTCCATCTGCACTAACAATTCTATGTTTACTAGTTGTTATATCTCCAGCTTCTAATTTATTTACACTTAAAGAACTTATTTGTGCACTTCCTATCGCTCCATCTGCAATTATTCCACTTCCTGCAACTATAGAATTAGCTTTAAAATTATCTGCTGTTAGATTACCAGCTAATAGATTCTCTATATTGCCCGTTTTAGATTCTAATACATTTATTTTTCCAACTGCTGCATTCAAATCTGTTATATTTGCTTTACCAATTATAGCTTGTTGTAAATCTGCCTTTACAGCGTTTAATTCTGTAATATTAGCTTTTTGAGAATTTAAAGTAACTATATCTGCTCTAATTGCAGTTAAGTCTTCTGTATATAATCTTTCTATCTTCGCATTAACTGCTGTTAAGTCATTTATATTTGCTTTATCTATTAATGCTTTTTTTATATTCGCTTGTTCTATGGAATATCTCTCCATAGTTTTAGTGATTGATCCCTTACTATCAAAATTTGATTCTTGTTTACTTTTACCCTTAGCCTTTACCTCTGAAGAAATTCCATTTTTATAGACAAATTTTTGCTCCATTATTAAAGCATTATATTTATTTCCCTTTATATCAGTTAACCCTAAAACATCACCAGCCATTATTGCGGGATTGCCTTTCCATTTAGCTGCATAAGGAATATACTTAAACCCATCATATTTAGAATATATATCATTTAATATTTCTTTAGTTATTACTGGATTATCAAATATAATTTTATTTCCTTCATCTATACCAACACTTAATTCTTCTTCACCTTTTTGGGCTATTATTTTTCTTATAATACATTCATTTGCATCTATATCTAATTTAAATAAATTATTAGGTGTCATTTCCTGTTTTACTGTTTCATAGCCCTTAATTTCTAAATCACCTATTCTATTGAATCTAGCAAATGAACCACAAAGGGAAGCTATAAATCCTATAGCTTCCCTTAATGAATATCCCTCTATTTTATTAACTCTATAATTAGGTAATTTACTAGCTAAGTTAATCCCTACTTTTTTACATATTTCTTTAGCGATATCATTTATATCTGCTGGATAAGATAAATCTGAAAAATATCCACCTTCCAACTTCAACATATTATCTACACACTCAAGATTTATGAACTTTCCATTTATATTACTCTTAACTACATTAAATACACCTAAAGGTACATATTCTATTTTTTCACCTATATATAGTCCTACATATGGTTTTACAACTGCATTTTCAAATACATCACCTGTATTAATTAATTTAATCTCAAAATTATTTGAACAAACAGTACCTATAGAAAAACTATCACTAGGATTAACTGATTCTTCTAAACTCATTTCATATATTAAGCTTCCACTAAATTCTTTATCTCTTATTATAACTTTTGCATTAAATTTTCTTCCTTGTAGTTTATTTATTTCTTGATTAAATTCTTTTGATACATTAAACAAATACTAACCTCCTTTCCTAAAGATTAATATTTGTACTATTCTTCTATCATAAAGTCAATGCACATTAACTCTCCTGGACTCATCTCATAGCCATCCAATAACTCAATATTAAACTTATGTATATCAATTTCAACTTCAATTTCTTGTAGCTCATTAATTTCTTTATTAAAATCATCTAATCTCTTTGGATCAATATCATAATTTCCTTCTGTTATTTTTAGAGTTCCGTCATCTTCTTTTAAACAATATTCTTCTATTAATTTTTGTCTTTCTTTATTATAAAGTTTTAACTCTCTTTCTACTTTGGATATATTCTTACCTATAGCATAAGAAACTTTAACTGGTAACTTTCTTGCAGTTAGCTCTCCTAATACATTAACTTTTTCTAATATTTCTTTATTTGTCATTTTAATCATTTTGAATACCTCTTTCTTTTAAAATTTTTATAAAAAAAGAGCTTACAATATGTAAGCTCATATAATTAAAAAACTAAACAGTTTAATTCTTTTCCTTTTTCAGCAGCCTTAGCTTTAAATTTTATTAATTCTGCATTTACGCTCTCCATATTAGACATAAATAATTCCTGATTAAAAATAGAAGTTGTAATTGTAGCTATGCTATTTCTAGTTAAAGAACAACTCATACTTACTATTTGTGTTTTCATTCCATTTTGATTTATATAAACCCCTCCTGTTAAATTTGTATTTTCATTTATTTCACTTGTTACATTTATTTGTTCTGCCATTTTAATTCCTTCTTTCCTCTAAAAATTTCATAAAAAAAAGAGCCTTATCATAAAAGCTCTTTTTTAAGATTATTTTCTTTTTTTAAAACTTAAAGTTTTAACTTCCAAATTGCTTATATTTCCTTTAGGTTTATTAGTTCCATGTAATATACTTTCAGCTATTTTTTTTAGCTTGCTACTTTTAGAAGGTGTTACTTTCTCATGTAAATTTATTGCTTCTACAGAATCAATATACCCATAACTAATCTTCAACTTCTATTCACCTCTTTTTAAACACTATTACTTATATTTTAATAATACAATATAAAAATATTTACTTAAAGGTTTATATCTCTATTAAATTCATAGATAGTCCTTGCCATAAATTCTTATTAAAATCAATAGCAGGTGTACTTCTATCTCCTACATAAAAATTTTTAGTTGTAACTCCTTCTTGTGGATCCGGATAAGTAACTGAAAATTCTGTTCCACTTACAGATTGTAATATTGTTTTAATTTCATTAGATGTTAAAGGACCCCATTCACACTCTAATTTCCTTGTGACTCTTATCCTATCTCTAAGCATTACACCCAATAAATTTCTACCAGTATTTTCTCCATCTAAGTCCATTATGTTAACTTTAAAACTTTTTCGAGAAGCAACCGCTACTCCATTTATACTAATTTCTATAGTTGCCACCTCCTAAAGATTTAATAATTGCTCTCCAGCTTGTCTATTTACTTTATTTATAGCATCTATTGCAATTCTACCTAAATCAGTATCTTTTATTCTTAGTATTAAATCACCACTCTCTTGAGGTCCTGAATTATTATAAGCATTATCTTTTTTATTCTTCATTGCTTCTAAAATAGCCTCTATAATAACTTCTTTTATTTTTTCTATGAACTCTGGATCATTAATACTCTTCTTTTCACTACTATTAATATTTTGACCTAACATTGTTAAATCAGGTTGTTGTAATGCATTATTAGAAATTAATAACATATTATTTATTCTTTCAGAAAGCTTATTAGCAAGTAAATTTAATCCACCAGTATTATTTTCAAGTGGTACTACAGCCTCTGTTCCAGCTTCTCCTATTACGGCCTGTGTTGGTTTATCTACTATACCACCTTTAGCCAAATAAGGCATTTTAGCTATATTAACTCCAAAATGCTTACCGCCAATACCAGGAATCCAATCTGGAGCAGTAAAACTAATTTTGTTTAAACCATCTATAGCCATATTTATAAGTCCTATTACCCCATTTAATGGTGCTTTTATAACAGCTTTTAACCCATCCATTATTCCACCGAAAATATCTACAACACCTTGCCATGCTCGGCTCCAGTTTCCAGTAAATACTCCAGTTACAAAGTCTATTATTCCACCAAATATTCTTTTAACTGATTGAAAAACATTATCTACATTCTTTAAAAAAGCATTTAATAGATTTCCTAATGCTCCAAAGCAATTTGACCAATCTGTTTGGAAAACATTTCTTAACCATTCTTTAAAGCTATTAAATATCTCTTTTATTTTTCCCCATATCTCTATAGCTTTAGCTTTTATAAAATCCCAATTTCTATATAAGGCTACTCCAATAGCTATTATTGCTGTTATAGCAGCTATAGCAATTCCTATTGGACTTGTTAAAAATGCTATTGCTCCCCCTAATAAAGTTGTTGCTGTAGTACTAATTGTTGCTACAGTAGTCCAAACCGTTTGTGCTATAGTCCATAATGCCAATGCTCCTTTAACTATTAATATAGCAGCTCCTAAACTTCCAATAACTATAATTATTGTATCTAATACTGGCTTTCCACTACCCATTAACCAATTTATTAGGTTACTAAACGCATCTAAAACAGTTCCTAAGATATCTGCTAATTTAGCTACAACTGGAGCTATTAAATTTACAAACCAATTAACCATAGGGGCAACAAAATTAGTATAAATATATCCTGCTAACTCAAAAATTTTAGCTCCTAGCCTTATAAATCCTTGGAATAAATGGCTCCCTCCATTATCCCAAACATAAATTAACTTTTGAGTTAAATTCTCTAACACTCCTACAGTTGCATTTAATATTTGCATGAATGTTGTTGCTAATCCTGGACCAACTTCTCCCCAAACTTGTCTTAACGAATCTCCCATACGCTTAATTAATGCAAGTACATTTAAAAGAGCATTCGCTAATGATTGAACTATAGCTGTTCCTATTCCTCCAGCATTCCATGCATTAGTAAAGGTAATTGCTATATCTCCAATTATATTAAATATGTTTTGTAAAATTTGTAGAATAACAACTAATATAGCCTCTCCAGTTCCATTAGTCCATACCTCTAAGAAACTACTACCTATAGCTTTTATAAGTTCCCAAATTCCATTTAATGCATATTTAATACTTGCAATTGTTGCAACTCCTTCTCTTGCCCACGCTGCTTTAAAAGGCTGAAATATTTTAGATATAATATCTTTTAACTTCTCTACCATAGCGTTTATTTTTTGCATTGCTACACTTGTTGGACTTAAATCCACACTAGGTGCAACCATTGGTATTGGATCTATTCCTCCACCGCCGCCTCCTCCTTTTGGAGCCTTTGGAGCTTTATCAGAATCATCTGGAATACTTAATTTATTTATTTCATCAAATCCAGCTAGAGAATTTTGTATTTTTTTCTTAGTCTTTTCTGCTGAATCTCCTATTTTATCTACTGCTCCTGATGTTTTCTTACCTTGCTTCTCCATACTCTTCATTGAAGCTATAGAAGCATTCATACTTTTAGCAGCACCAAAACTAGCTTGATATGTTTTACCAAATATAGCACTTATAAAAGCTGCAATATATGCGGTTACAGTTGCTAAAGCACTCATTAAAGCATTTAATGCAGGTAAAACCGCTTGATAAATAGGCATAAATGCAACCATAAGATTAGTTCTAATTTGTGCTAAACTATTTGCAAACTGTGCATTAGTCATTAAAGCACTTCCTATATAACTAGCAACTGTTGTTATTCCTTTCATTACTAAAGGAAACACTATTCCCCACCTAAACATACTATCTATAAACATTCCTGTTGCACTTCTAGCACCATTCATATTTTCTCTATATCGTCTAGTAGAATTATTGGCATTTCTTAAATTTCTATTTGTTCTACTTGTAGTATTTTCAAGTCTCTTCATACTATTACTTGCTTCATTTAATCCTAAAGTAGAATTCTTAGCCGAATTACTTAATCTCTCAAACTGTCTATCTAAATCAGCCAATTTAAAACCAGTTGCATCAGATTTAGCTATAAGTTTATTTATAACAGCCTCTGTTTTTAATATTTGCTCCTGTAATTTGTTTTTTCTAGCTTGATTAAAAGTAGAATTATAAGCCTCTTTCAATCCTGATAATTTTTCTTTTTGTTGCTCTATTGACCTATTAGTTATCTCTAAACTATTAGAAAGATTTTCTATCTTAGCCTTTATAGATTCTAAATCTCCAACATTAGTATTACTTTTTGGTGGTCCTCTCCTACTTATTGGCTGTGTTGCTCCCTTGCTACTAGGCATTGTAATATTACTGACTGGAGAAAACTGCATAGGAATTTTTATTTCTTTAGATTTAGCTATTATACTTCTTATAGCTTCTAAGGCTTTTGATTTTATCTCTTCTATTGTTTTAAGAATATTGGCTTTACTTTTCTCAACACTAGCTTTTATAGTTTCATCAATAGTATTCATTCCTCTACTTAAAGATTCAGAAATTCCTTTTGTTATTGAACTAAAATCAAATTTCCCTGTTATTCCTTCTAGTGATTTACTTATCTGACTACCTATAGAACTAGCCATTTTCTCTATTTGTTTTCCTATATCACCATCTTGTATCTCTAAGTCAAGACCAATTTTTCCTACTGAATCTGCATCTGCCATTATCTCACCACCTTTCTTAGAATAAAAATAGGCATTTAGTATTAACTAAACGCCTGTTTAAGAATTTCTTGTATTTCTTTTATTTGCTCCTCTTTTTCTTCATCTGTCATTTGCTCTACCTGTCTACTTCTCCATTCATCACGAATTTTATGTTGTTCCTCTGAAAAGTTCTTAAGCATATTTTCATCTTCTTCACTTCTTATGGAAACAATTTGACCTAATGGAGTTTTAGGCATTATTCCACTAAGCAAAGTACAAAATTCATCCCAACTCATATCTGGCTCATTTCTAAGCCTTATTCCGTATTGAGCTGTAAAAGAAGCCTCTATAAGCTCCCAATCTTCAAATAAATCATACCATTGATTATTTTTCACTTTCTTGAAATCGCTTAGCCTCTTTCTTGCTTAATTCTTCAATCTCTTCAAGTTCAACATTAGATACCGCAGCCATTATTACATTAAGTATTGCTTCATATTGTGCCATACTCCACTCTTCGCCTTTACTATCTATATACTCAAAGGCTTCTTGACCTAGAGAAGCTTTTATTATTTTATTCATAAACTCCATTTCATCATAATTTTTATCGCCTTTTTTATCATTGCCTTTAGCTAACGATTGAATATATATAGCATTATTCTTAGTATTATTAATTTTATACTCATGCTCTTCATCTATTTTTACTGTTGGTTTTACATTAACCATTTTATTCATTATGTTATATACTTTTGCCATTATTAATATCCTCCTATTATTCTTCGGCTCCTGGTGTATATGTTGGTTTTCCATCACCTTTAAGTTCGAATTCAAGTGGAGCAACCTTTGTACTATCATCTCCACCTACATTTTTAACATCAATTACACAATCAAACTCAATCTTTGAACCATCTGGGAACTCTATTTCTCCTTTTGTGCTACAATCTAACCCATCCTTCCATGCTGTTGCTGCAACATAATCATTACCTGGATCACCAACATTTCTTTTCCCTTTTAAAGATATAGAGAAGCTTTTTCCTGTCATTAAGCTTCTTGACCACCCAGATGTAGTCATGGATGTCCAATCTTCTACCTTACCATCTATTTTTATTCCAAAGTTCTCCATATCAGCTATAGTCTGCATATCTTGAGATTGACTTGCCTTTCCTTTTGTACCTATCTTAAATTTAAGATTATATACTGGAAAAACTCCTGTAAATGCCATAATTATTCACTACCTTTCATGTATTATATTTACTTCTATTACATATTCATATATGTTATTTTTATCTGTTCCAACTCCTATAGGTTCGCTAGTCCTCATATCAAAATCTATAACTCTTTTCCCGCCTATAACAGCTTCTTGACCAAATAAAGCATTAAATACTTCTTGTGCTTTTTGTTCTGCTATATTAGCATTCTTTCCCCAATGAACTAATATAGAAATATCCTTAGTGGAATAGTTTGTATTTTCTAAACCACCTAAGGCTATATGATTTCTTGGTCCTCTTATACTATAGATACCTATACATTGCTCTTTAGTTGCATCTATCTTTCCTATATACCATTGAGGACATTCTATTTTACTTTTTAAATACTCTCTTACTTCACTTAGCAACATTATTTAATCAATCCTTTGCTAAACATTTTTAAGAATTTAAAATAAGTATCTGTTACAAATTCTTTATTATCTCCATCAACATAACTCTGCATCCATTTACCTTGTGCATTAATGTTTTTATCTTGTCTAAAGTTATATTCCGGATGCCAATATAATCTTCTAGCATATGGTGTATCAAAAATTATAGATGTTACTCCAGAATCTAGCCTTGATAAATCAACAAAACCACTTCTTTCAAGTTCTCCACTATCCTTAGGAACTACAGCACTTGTTTTAATATCACTTAATATAGCCTCTGTAGTTTCTTCTAAAGCTTTATTTCTAGCATTTATTAATGTATTTATTTTAGCTCTATCTAATTTTATTGTTACTTTAGCTTTCATTATATTAGCTCCAATTCAGTACTAAAAACAGAACCATCTGGATTACGTGGTCTTGATGACTTATAAATATCTTTTTTAATATCTCCAATTTTTATATATCCTTCGATTAATTTATTAGTATATATATCGCCTTCAATTATTACGGTACCACTTAAAGTTACAAGTCTACGCTCCGCATCAAGAGTATTCTTTCCTTTTTCATTATATATACTTAGCCCTTTATAAATTAACTCTTCTACTGGTTCGCCATCATCATTAATGTAAGTATGATAAACCTCTACTGGCGTCTTTAAAAGCCATTTAGGAAATGGTAATTTAATTCCCATAGTTATAACCTCCTACTATTTAAACCAGTTTGAGATATATAATTAATAACTTCCTGTGTAGTAGTTATTCCATTTACAATACTTCCACTAAAAGATACTGAAGTACTACCAGCCGAAAACCCACTTAAAGGCATATTAATGAACTCACCATATTGCTCTATAAATTCAGCCTGTAAACAAACTGCTTTTTTAATTTTATCTTGTTGAAATGGAGATAAATTTTTAAATTCTATTCCTATTATTCTATTATAGGTTAAAACATCTATTTGATCTGATGCTCTTTCTAATCTATTTTCTAAAGTATCATCATTAAGGATATTACCTTTGAAATTATCTTTGTAATATGAACTATCTACATAAGACATATTCTCACATCCTTATAAAGAAAAAGAAGCCTTAACCTAAGACTTCTTTAACTCTTTATTCTCTGCTTTAAGCTTTTTATTTTCTTCTTTTAGCTTCTCATTTTCTTGCTTTAAATTGTAGTTTTCTTCTTTTAATGGATCTAATTCATCTTTTAACTTTAAATATTCCTCATAAGAAATAGACTTACCTGCTCCACGTTCTATAACTTCACCTTCATCATTAACTATGTCGTAACCTTGTTGTTTATAAAAGTTCTGTTCTGATTCTGTTATTGTATAAACTTTGTTTTCTTTAATAGCCTTCATATGTTATTGCTCCTTTCTAGCCCTCTGCCTCTGCATTAATAGCAATACCGCAAGCTTTGTTTTTAATTAAGAATGTATCCCCATAACTTCTATTTTGGAATACATATTTATCGGCTGTTCTTGAATCTGTACCTGGAGTAAATACTTTAATATAAGAATATTTACTTCTTGTTACTTGGCATGATGGATGTATAAGTATCATATTTATTTGTTTTGCATCACTTGCAGCAACGCATCCATTAGTGAAATCATACTTGGTTTTCATTCTTGGTGATGGTACTTTTTTGATTGTAACATCATCTAAAGAATAAACTCTTCTATCTATGTTTCCATTATTGCTATTAACATCCATAGTTCTTTGAATGTTTTGTGCATTTTTAATTATTTTGTTCATAGCTGGTGTAATATAAAGAATTCTTCCTTCTGATGGTACTCCGGCATCATCCATTTTCTCCATCTGTTCGTCAAACCAATCTAATACATTTGCTGTAGTTAAAACTGTATTATCTATAACAGCTCCATTTGCTTTATATGTTTTAGCTTCTGAATAAAGCTTAGAGTATCTATAAGAATCTTTTTCTGGTATAGCCTGTTCTGTTTCAAATGTATTTTGAATATTTGCCATTTCTAAAGTTAGATTTGTTTCATCAATATCCATTGGATCTAAAGCAAATTCTATATCTCTATCATGTGCTAGTTTCTTTGGTTCCCATTCATTAGCTATAGTTCCAGCATTAAATCCCATAGCATTTCTATTGTGATCCTTATAACCACTTACTGTTATGTTAGGTAACTTAATTGTATTTGCATTAATAAATTTAACCTGTGGATTAGCTAGTTCTAAGTCATAAGAAGTTAATTCTCTTGCATACTTTTGTTGTAATTCTCTTTCAAATTGTTCAGCGTAACTATATACTGCCATTTATATCACTCCTAATCTTTTTATTTATTTCCAAATGCTCTTGATAAAGCATCATTAACATTTTCTTTTTGCTTTCCAGTATCACCAGCCCCAATTTTAATAAACCCTTTATTTTCATCTTGTTGCTGTGCTCCTTTAAAGCTTGGGTACTTTTCTAAAACTTTATCTACTGCTTGATCCATAGTAACCTCTTCACTTACCATAGCCTTAGCTAATATAACAACATCATCAACACTATCAGCTAAAACTCCTTTAGATAAACAAGTTACCTTTGCCTCTAATGTATTAGCTCTTTCTTCTGCAGCTAGCTTAGCTTTTTCTGCATTAGTTAAAGCTTCATTTTTCTTTTCTTCCTCTGTCTTTTGACTTTCTTTCCAATTATTAAAGGCTTCTAAATCCTCTTTACTTGGTTGCCCTTTCTTTTCTCTAGCCAATCTTTCTTTAATTAATCTATCCACATCAGCTTGAGTAAAAGTCTTTTCTTCTTTTTGATTAGTTTCTTTTGTTCCCTCACCTTCTCCATCTGAATTATCAGTTGAATTAGTTTCTGAACCTGTTCCTCCATTACCAGCTCCGTCATCTTGAGCTAATTTCATACCTAATCTTTTTCTTAAATTAAAATTTGTTATAGACATAAATACCTCCATTTATAGCCTGTCGGCTGTTAATTCCATGCATTTTTTAAAGTCTTAAGCAAGTTTTGGACAAAATAAAAAAGCCTTATCTCTAAGACTTTTTTATTATTTCTTATATTTTATTATTTAACAATCATCACAATCCAACATTATTTTTTTTGCTGTATTTTCCAACTCTTCTAATTCATTATCCCATAAATCTAAATCTTGTAATATTTTTTTTATATTACTATAAGTATCATCATTTAATATAGTACTAGATACGAAAGCACTATATTCTTCTGTAGGCTGAGCAGATCTAAGAATATCCTTTATTCCATTTACAATTCTATTTTTTGTTCTAGTATGTATAGTATCTTGATCCTTATGTGAATCTAATAATACCTCTATATCCAATAGCTTGTCTGATAAAGCATTACAAATATCAAATCTCACCTTAACTAATTTTTTAGTGTCATTTAAATATAAAGTACTTATTGTTTCTAGCCCTAATTTATTTCTCTTCTTACTTTTATACCTATAATTTTTAATAAAAAGATATTTCTTAGGATCCTCAATAGTTGGATTTATTATTGGCTTCCTTACTGTATCATGTGTTCCTTTATTTATATTGCATCTTTCGCATGATGGCAATAAATTATTCCACTCTACAACTTCATCTGGATATTTACTTTTATGATGATAATGTTCAATGTGCAAATATTTTGATTCTTCAAGAAGTTTAGTCTCACAATAACAACACTTTTGACTAGACATATTTAATAATTCATCTACAATATATTGTTGTTTCCATACACTTTTAGAATTATCATCTTTAAATTTTTCAGTTAACTGTTTTTGAACTTCTTCTGTTAGTTGAATAGGTTTAGGAGGTCTATCTAGTTTTATCATCTCTTAAACCTGCCACCTGTATTTCTAAAATCTTCTTAATAGGACTATTAGGATGTAGCATTTCACATAAAATTTTATAATTTTCCTCTATTTGCTCTACATCTTCGTTATCCATAGCATTATCAAAATTTCTTAAAGTTTCATTATATATTTTAGAAGAAGTTGTTTTTAGTCCCATTACATCAGTTAATATCTCCTCTATTGTCCACCCCTGCAATCCATATTTGCCTAGCTGTAAATCCTTCTTATAAATATCTCCATTTTTATTTAATGTTAATGGAATTATTTCATTAGCCGATACTGACTGAAGAATATTAGGACTGTGAGTAGTTGCTATAATTTGTGCCTTAGGAATCATTTTTTTCAATGCTCTTACAAGTTCACCTTGCCATTCAGGATGAAGATGTAAATCTATTTCATCAATTAATACAACACCTTCAAAATTTTTTACGTTTATTCTCGGATTTTTAAATCTATATTCAATTTCTTTTATTATTCCTAATAAAATATATAAACAAGATTTGTATCCTGAAGATAAATACTCTAAATATATTTCTCCTTGATGGGTATTAACTAATATATCCAAGGAATCTGGTAATATTCTTGAGAATCTAATATTTTTATCTAAAATACTAAATGTACTTAATGCCAAATTAAGATTATCTATTTGTTCTGATGTTAAAGAGTTTTCTTGTTTTGAAAAAAGCTGTCTATTTAATAGCCAACTTTTAGCATCTTCTGCTTGAATCCCAGTATTTATACTATTCCCTGCATTAACTTCACTAACAGGTTGATCACCTTTAATTCCATCAACTTTCTTATAGTCAAGTTCTCTATTTGTCTTAAAATATAATATCAAAAAACTATCAGATGATAATTTGTAAATATCATCGGTTTTATATGCTTCAAATTCTTTTATTTCATATGTTTTTTTTTGCTCAATATTATCTTTATCCTCAAAAGTTAAATCTATTATACCTTTTTCAAAATTAGTGTTTCTTTTTAAATTATTTGAAGACCTAATTGTAAATGCATTTGAAATTGCTTCAAGTATTGTAGTCTTTCCTATCCCATTTGTACCACAAATAAGATTAAGTCCACTATTGAAATCTAACTCTAAATGCTCTATTCCTCCTACTCCACTTAAATGTATGTTTTTTATTTTCATTATTTCCTCCATATATTTAATCATTTAAAACTAATTATATATATTTTAGCAATATTAACCATTATATTCAATGTATTCTTATACAACTATTCCATTTTTTAAATCTTTTAGCTTTTCTTAATTGTCTTTCATAACACCTTTGCTTCTGTTCAGCTTCATAAAGTTTAATAGCTTCTTCACCATTAGGAACTACTGGAAGTCTTGTTATACCAGGAAAGTAAGTTGCCAATGTATGCCTACAGTTAGGATGTAAGAATCCTTTTCCTACAGCCTCACTTAATAATGGATAATCTCCATCAGCTTTAGTACCATGAGAAAATATATCATCAATCAATACTTTTCCTTGCCATGGCTCACACATTTTACAAGTATTAGCGTGCGCTGTAACAACTACTAAATGTATTCCATATTCATCTCTTTTCTTTCCTTCCCCTAAGAATGTAGCTCTTTGACTTGCTGTTCTTAAGCACATCTCTGCATAACTAACAATATTAACTTGTTTACCATCTTTATAAGTTATGCTATTTATACCTTTCTCAAGAAAATCCTTAGTAGCCATATCTATAGCTTGGTTAATAGTCTTAGCACCACTTTGTAAGTACACATGAGTTTTAAATATAGTTTGTCTATATACATCATCCATCTTTCTTAAAACTGACATTTGAGCCTTTTTTAAATCATTTGTAACAACCTCTTGCAATGCATTAAGTTTCTTTTCATTGACACCAAAGAAGTTTTCTTCAACTTGTGGAGTAGCCTTTTTCCCTAGTTCTTTAGCAATATATTCTCTAACTATTTGAGGTTCTTTTATATCCTCTGGAAACTGTATCTTTACTTCATCTATTAACTTTTCTGTACTTTCTTGACCTTTAGTAAAATTTCCTTTAATCTCTCTGTTTATAGCTTCTTGGATAGGATTGCTATATTCCTCAACTAGCTTCTTATTTCTATTCCTATACTTTTCAATTTCTCTAAGCTTAGTTCTTTGCCATTGCTCCCATTGAAATCCTTCTTTGCTCTGCTCTGCTTGGTGAAAATAAAAAGCCCTATGCATACTAGAAATTAAATCAAGTTCCATTTGCTCGAATATCTTTCTAATATCATAAGACTTATCTCTTTCCTTTTTAGCATTCTCTTTTATTTTATTTTCAGTAATTCCTCTAAGTATATCAGCTAATAATTGAGTATTATTATCCTTCTTGTCCATCTATTTCAACCTCATTATCATCAGTATATGACATATCCGAATCATCTAGTATTTTAGGTTCTTCAGCTACAAGATAACCATTCTGTTCCTTTATTCTTTGTATCTCTTCTTCCTTTTCTTCATCTGTCCAAGTATCTCCATACATTTCCTCGATGCACTGCTCTATAGACATTACTCCATATGTTTTAGCTTTTCCTACAGTTTCTACTACTGTATCAAATGATGGACTTGCATATTCTCCAAATACAATACTTACTTCATATTCTCCAGTATTTTTTTTGTTTAATACATCGTTAGTCTTTAATATTATATTAACCAATTCTGGTATAATCTCTGTTAATATATCAACCATTTTCCCTCTAGTATATAGAGTAGTCTTTTCTTTTTCTCTTTGAGCCTCTGCATTATCTGTTTTCTTAAGGTCTATACCTAACGTACTAGGACTTATTATTCCTTGTAAACACATATCAATAGCGTTAGAATAACTTTCAACATAAGCCTCATAATTTATATTAGCTTGTTTCATATCTATCTCATTCTTACTATCCTCTGCAAGACTAGAACCTACTTTTAAGAATCTATTATCAAAAGGATTAGGTTTCATTAAGTTACCATTAATATCTTTTGGTACTAAATCCTCTGGTATATATTTTTGAACTCTTCCATCACGAATAGCATCTATCCATTGAGATATTACTTCGTCTAATGCATCAAAAGCATCTGATTTATTATCAAATATACTTTTACCTCTTCCCTCAAACTTAGGAGATTTAAAAAACATTAATGGTACTGCCATTATAAAGTCGCCTTCATATGTTGCATTTCCAAGTTCTCTAGTTTCATCAAGTGTATTTAAAGAAACTTCATCTCCATTACTATCATACAAATTATAATTTATATATCCTTTTCCATAAGTTTCGCTTAGTTTGTATTGTCTATTATTTTTAATGTAAAAAGTATAAAATTTTATTTCTTTTAATCTTCCCCTTTGAGTTATATATTCAACCTTATCGCCATCGAAAAACTCTATTATTGGATATTTACTTATTTCTGTATCTATAGATAGTTTAAAAGCTCCATCACCACTAACTAATATAGTAGCAATTATATCTCCTAACATATCATAAAACTTATTATCTTTTCTTATTTCTTCCCATAATGTATTATCATTCTCTCCAGTAACCTCTATACTATCTAAGTCAGCTACAACTATATCACTTAACTTATCGGCTATCATTGCAGGTAATCCACTATGTATTTTTCTTATACTTAAATCTTCACTTGGAACAGCACTCCAAAACCTAGCTTTATTTACGGGATCACTACTTATATTTTTAAAGAATTGATCCAGTTCATATGGTTCTCCCCTATACCAAAGCTTATTTCTAATTACATTAGTTTCATAGGTATAAGCCTCTTGTATAGTAATAGGATTAGTTAATGCTGGTTGAACATTTAAATATTTAATTGCTGCTTTAGTTAACATACTCTTAAACCACCCCATTTTAACACCTCATTAACCTATGTAAGTTCTTCTTTCTAATCCTATATTTCTTAGAATGCTTAATTAGATAGATGATTCTCTTATTTTTCTTATTTATATAATCTTTTAGATAATTAACTATATTCATAAATAACTTTTTAACTGTATTTACAAATAACTTCAATTCATTTACAAGATTACTTATAAAGTTCTTAACTTTATCACTATCCATTTCTATTCCTCCTTATAATCTCCTATCAATTTTCTAAAAGGTATCCATGCATACTGACTAGAGTTAATTGTATGGTCATTTGCATCCTCTGGCTCATACTTATCCGCTTTCCATGAATAGCACTCTAACTCTCTTATATGCTCTTTACAAGTATCTACAACATAATAAAATACTTTACCATTGATATTAATCCACCCTAAAGCTAAATGTATTCTATCTAGTATAGTTACTTTCTTATAAGAGTTAATAAAGTTATACATACATGGATTAGTTCTCTTAAACTTCTTAAGCTCCATTATAGTTGCTTGGTCTGCTGAATCTACAAATACATCTCTAGCAAATCCCCATTCCTTTCTATTCTTTTCTAAGAACTTAAAATACTTAGGAGCTATATCACTAGGAGCTAATGGAGTTTCTAAATCTTTATTGTTATATACCTCTTCATCTAATACAAATACCTCTTTCTTATCTGTAATACCTAAGAAAGTAAATGCAAATGTATCTGGACTATTTTGAGAATATGCCGTATCTAATCCTGCTGTAAATTGAACAAACTTTAATTTCTTATCTTTTATTTGTTTAATAACATAATCTTTAGATAATACATTATTCTTTCTTTCAAAGTTACTGAATATTAAACCTGTTGCTCTTCCTCTTAATCCTAATATTTTATTCTTATACAACTTAGTTCCTTTAGGAGCACTAGTCTTTTTCTTTTCAATAGCCTCTTCATCTAAAGATGCATTATCATAGAAAGTAAAAAACCAGTAGGTCCAATTAGGTTTCTCTTCTGAATTGAGTTGCCCTAATATTTCTACTGGTACATCTTTCTTATATTTTTCTAATGGTCTACAACAATTAATAAATTCTGAATATATAGCTAAGTTTGGATCATCTGGATTAAGTGTCATCATAAGATAATCATTTCTAGTACATATTTCTCTTACAAACTCAATACTAGCTGTGTTAACCTCATCTATAAGTACACATCCAAATTGAGAACCTAAGGCCATCTTCCATTTATCTACGTTATCATAACCTAGTATGTATATTATTTTCTCACCATTAGGAGTTATATATCTTATGTGAGGTATTTTATTATCTTTATCACCATTACCATTATATTTGACTAAATCACCAAATACATCAGTAATCCCATACTCTTTTTGTATTAAGTTCTTTTCAGCAACTCCAGTTGTTTTAGCAGCAATAACATGCATTTTCTTAGGAGATTCTGCAACCATTAGCATAAACTTTAATATTCCTACTGTAGTTTTTCCCGCTGCTGTTGTTCCCTCCAATGCTTCTACTGGTGCTCTATGTTCTAAAAAGTCTAAATACTTATCTGATAACTTATATTCATTACTCATTTTTATTTCTTTCCTTAATTTGTCCTAATATAGAATCTAGCTTAGCTGTAGAGTTAATATTATTCTTAGAATTATCTTTAACTATTCTTGATTTCAACACTTCAATTCTATTTTTCTGTTCTTCTGTTGCTAAATCCCAATTTGCATGTAATAATTTTTCATAACTATTTATTAAGCCCTCTAATGTTTTCATCGCTTTTGATTGTGCTTGTAAAAATGTAGCTTGTTTATCCCAAGCAAACTGTAATTCATACTCATATTCTTTTTCACTAGAATTAGATAAAGTTTTTTCAGTCTTTCTTTTATTTGATTTTACTTTACTTCTTTTTAGTTCCTTAGTTAAATCCTCTTTATCTGTAACATTCATAATATTTTGTGTTCTAATTATTGCAGCTAATTGAGTAGTTATATTCATCCAAAGAATATCCAGGGAACTTAACCCAGCTTCTTCAATTTCACCAATTATATTTTTTGTTGCTACTGGAATATATTTAGACAAAAATTTTTTAGATGAAAATTTAGAGTTATCAATGTACATTCCATGTTTAAAATTATTTAAATTACCTTTAGGTGCTCCACCCTTATTCCCTATTGCATTCTTATTTCCCTTTGGTGCCCCTCTATTTTTATTAATCTTTTCTTTCCATTTATCTTTACTTCTCCAGTATTTAACTTGAGATAACTTAACGCCTAAAGTATCTGCAATCTTTTGTGATGTTATATTACCATTGTTTTTTTAAATAATTTAAAAGCTTTCTCTCTTATCTCCATAAAGCTCCTCCTTTCAGACATAATAAAAGAGAGTAGCTTTAATACTACTCTCTCTCTTCTTCATATTCTTTTATTAATTTATCTAATGTTGGTCTACTTATATTTAATTCTTTAGCTAAAGAACTTTTACTTACTTCTCTTTTCATATATCTATTGTAATGTTCTTCAAAGTTTTCTATGTTTACTTCTTTTCTACCTTTGTATTTTCCTTTAGCTTTAGCTATTGCTATTCCTTCTCTTTGTCTTTCTAACATATTATTTCTTTCAAATTCATTAATAGCACCAATCATAGTCAACATTAATTTTCCTGTTGGTGTAGATGTATCTAAGTTTTCTTTAATACTTTTAAAATGAACTCCTTTATCTTCCATAGTTTCAACTAATTCTAATAGATCCTTTGTACTTCTTGCTAGTCTTGAAAAATCCCAAACATAAATTGTATCTCCTTCTCTAGCAAATTCTAACATTGCTTTTAATTGTGGTCTATTTGTATCTTTAGCACTTATTTTTTCAGTAAACCACTTTTCTATATTATAAGTCTTTAATCCTTCTAATTGTCTATCTTCATTTTGTTCCACTGTACTAACTCTTACATAAGCTATATTCATAATATAATCACTCCTTGACTATAATTATAACTATTTGTAAATTTAAAATCAATAACTCATTTTACATTTTGTAAATTAATTAAAATAACAACTTATATTTTACAAAATAAACAAAAAACTTAAATGTAAAATAAAAGCACACTCTATATTTACAATAAATTGTAAATATATAACAAAATATTAAGCTAAAAAAGGATAACTATCCCAAAACCTTATTAATATATTGAGATTACTATATAATACGAATCTATTTGAGTTGTACCTAGGTTACTTCTTGTGTTTTTCGACTAAATTTAATTTCCAATTTACTTATGTTACTTTTGATAACTAAAATCTATGTATTAATGTTACTTTACTATAGGGACTACGAAATAACTAAAATTCTCTTTCTTCTTATATATACTCATCAAATTTTATCCTCATATGTTACTTAAACTTTTTAAAGTTACATTTCATACAAAAATAAAAAACTTTATTTCCAATTATTTTAATGTAGCATCAGCTAATACACTAGCACCATATATATCTTCTTCTTTTTTCAATCCTATATATCTTCTAGTATCTTCTAACTTAGCATGCCCAAAATGGTCTTGTACTTTAAGTAAGGCGAATTGTGGTTCTTCTCTCTTACAATATCCAGTATAAAGCAAATAACCATAAGTTTTTCTTAATCCATGTGATGATACATTTCCTTCTATTCCACATGCTGTTGCAGCAAGTTTTATTTCTCTACTAATATGCCTTATACAGTAATGCTTTGATGCTCCTGTAATTTTATCTTTTTCAGTAGATTCAAAAATATATTGCCAATCTTTTTTTCCTTCTATGCATTCATAAAGAAATGCTTTAAAAGTATCATTTATAATTACAGATCTATTCTTAACTTTCTTTGAAACTAATTCTTCATCTTTATATTTAGCTATAGCCATGTTAGTTTTCTTATTTTCTTTAATAGAAAACTTTCCCTTTTTTACTGCTTCTTTAATATCCGCTACAGTTAAATCAATCATATCACTAGCTCTAAATCCAGTATTTATAGCAATAATAAAATATCTATAAATAACAATATTTTTATCTTTTAGATATTCTCTTAATCTCTTTATTTGCTTTAAGTCCTTAATAGGACTAGTTTCCGCTCCCACATAGTCACCTCCTTTTTTAAAGTAAAATAAAAGAGCCTGGTCAAAAGACCAACCAGCTCTAGTGTAATCCCCTCCTATGAGGGATATTTAATTTTGGAAAGTAAGAGATTCGAACTCCTGATAAAAGTTTACTAATCAATCCACTCAAAGGATGATAAATAAACAGTTTCCTTAACCAACTTGGATAACTTTCCATGTAGCAGGAAATTAATCCTGCTTATTAGATTTTTAAATGAGAAATTTAAACTTAGTAGTTATTATTAGTATTAACTTAATTGGAAGGTAAAGGAGTTGCACCTCTATTCATTCTCTTCCTTCCATGGTGCAAGGCTTTTACACCTTGCTTTGATTTTAACCAATATATCAAATAAACATTTTAAGGAGGCATACATTCGGAGAGTAAAGGAATCGAACCCCTAACTTATAATCTTATAGGAAAAGGCTTTACCATTTAAGCTAACTCTCCATAGTGTTTGTTTACCAACTCAAATATGCTTTTATCTAATTCAATATCTGATTTTTTATTTTTAACTTTATTTTCATTAACCAATCTCTTTGGCATATCTCCAGCAAAAACAAAATTAATATCTTTTTCTTTTTTTAAAACAATATCTCCATCTTTTTTAGTTTCATATACACTTCTATTTTTAAGAATTAAAGCTCTATCACCAATGTATTTTTTAGATTCATAATCAACAGCTTTTATAACTTCTTTTCTTGCAGCTGCATTAATCTTATGTTCTTTTTTATACTCTTTAAAATTTCTCTGAATACATTTTTTAATAGCTTCTCTAGTAGTTACTTTAAAGATTCCTTCTGCTCTATTTTCTTTAGTTATAATTCTAGCAATTTCTGATGAATTATAGCCTTTTCTATAAAGTTCTTTGATTCTTTTTTTCTTCTTACTAGACTTCATGAGCTTTCTCCTTTCCTAGAAAAGTGTATAGTTATCCCCAACCCATCAAAGGGGACATTTTTTTAATTTCTCTGTTACTTTTTCTAAATATTTTTTATTTATGTAATATATCTTAACATAAAAAAGGACACATAAGTGTCCCGTTTTTATACCGTTTTTGTACCGTTTTTATAAACCCCTAATAATTTTATTATTGATTCTAAAGCTCTATTTTTAATAACATGACATCTAGTATTACTTATATATAAACTTTCGGCTATAAGTTTCCAACTCTGCCTTCCCATTCCTTCTATATATCTTAATTCTATTATTGCTTTTTCTTTTTCACTTAAGCTATCAATAGCATTATCAATCCTAGCTATTAAAATTTTATATTTATTTGCCTCTTCTTCATTGCCTAAGATTTCAAAATCCTTTACTTTTTTGTGTAATATTTTATAATCACTCAATAAATTTTCCAATTCTTTTTTATTATTTATATTCATCATCTTAAACTCCACCTTGTATAACTTTGCTGTTCATTTCTCTTAGCATTAAAAACTTTAACTTTGTTGCTCTGGCTCCTCTTAAATGTCTTTCACTCTTATTGAATAAAAGAACTTTTTCAACTTCAATAGCCTTTTGAGGATTTAATTCAAATATTCTTTCCGTAATATCTTTGTGTACAGTACTTTTACTTACTCCAAAAAATCTAGCTGCTTCTCTTATAGTAGCTTTATTATCTAATACATAATTAACAACATTTAAAACTCTTTTCTCTATTTGCTTACTTTTATATTTCTTTTTATACATAGCTCCTCCTAAATAATCTTCATTTGTCCGATTATATTTAACTTCAATCTTTTAACATCAACTAATCTATAATACTTATTAGACCCTTTTATTTCTTTGATTTCTATCAAACCTAACTTTTCTAAATCTTTAAATACTTTATTTACATTCTGCTTTTTTAAACCAAGCAATTTTTTAATATCTGATTGAGTATAATCTTCACTAATAAGTAAAAGCAAAACTTTATAATGGTATTTTCCTAATTCTTTAATATTCGCTATATGTTCAAAATATTTTTTCTCCATATCTTTTTATTGAGTAATCAAATATTATTACTTTAGTAATGATATTTAATTACTCTTAACTCCATTACTTTAAATATTATTTTTCTATATAGTTTCTAATATTTTTTAGAACTATATTTATACTTCCATCACCATTTCTAATTACCTTAAACTTTGAATCATCGTGATAAACTTCATCATCAATGTATAAATCAATCTCTTTATCTATGTTTAATCTAATTCTTTTAAGTTTTTTCTCTACCCAAACCTTATCTACTTCAACATCTTCTAATCCAAAAGCTCTCATGAATCCCTTAAAATCATCTTTCATTCTAGGTTCTTCTTCAAATAATTCTTTTGATAACTCTTCAATATTTATAGTATCTTCTTCTTTGAGTTTAGTTTTTATTGTAGTTCTTATTTCTTCTGCTTGCTCTGCATCTTCTATGATATTATTTCTTGTCCATGTTTCAGCAGCATTAAGAAAAGTCTTAGTCATATCTCTTTTATTTTGTACCAAAGTACATCCTAAATAATTATTTATAAACCAATTAGCTCCATATTCATCATCTTTAGAAGTTCTTTTAATTTTGTCTATAACCATAATGTCAACTTCATTTTCTTCTCTAAGTGGCTTGATAAAAGCACATTTTTGAATTTTCTGACCTGATGCTGGTAATCCTGCTTGATGCTCTACGATACCAATACCTATCTTATTTTCAAAGAAATCTACCTTATGAGTAAAATTCTTTATATAATCAAGTTTTAATATCCCCATCATAGGTCCTTGATCTGTAGATATAGAAACTGTAAGCAAGTCGCAACTTGATATATCTGGATTAGATTGCATTACGTAAAATAATTGTCTTGCAAGTTCTTGAGATACTTCAACAATATCTCTATTAGCTCCATTTAAAAATTCTTGTGAAACTTCCTTTACCACATGTTCCTCTGGATTAAATACTGCATATTTTAAATCTTCACTTTTCAAACATCTCTCAATATGCTTATACATGAATCTATACACGTCATCTGTTAAGTCAACTTTATATTCATTTAATATAGGTTCGCCTAAATTTCTATCAAGCACATGAACCACAGCTTCCATTATATTAATATCATTTACGTATTCCATTTACTTATCCTCCTATCTTATCACTGCTCTTTTTCTTCTCTTAAGCTCTCTTTCTAACTCTTTAGTTGTAAGCTTTTCTAAAGATTTAAGCTTATCAAGATACTTCTTAGGTTTTATATCATCCTTTAATCTTCTAGTCCTTATATCATCTGAATTTAAATCAAATAACATAAAATCAGCTACATTAGTTACTTCTGTATCATTTAAAATAACCCACCACATATTATTTATATTGTGATAAACCTTTCCTCTTTGTAATCTTCCTGTATAATAATCTCTGAAATATTTAATATCACCGTTATAAATTACTTTTCCATCTCTATCCTTATTGTTAGTGTTATATTCACAAGTTGTACCATCTAACTCATTAAGATTAAACTTCATATCTTTTTGTGGTTTATGACAACTTTTAACGTAATCATTCTTAATAAAATCTATAGCTGACTTATTATCTTCTTTGGTTTTATTTTTAACTCCTGGAACTATAGAATCTATAAATTCAGCTATCTTTTTAGTTTCATTAATCCACATCAACTTTATTAAATACGGTGCTTTTTCAAACTTATCAAAATCATATTCTCCACCACTTCTATTTTTAAAGTTAATATTTTGGAAAAACTTAATTGCAAATCCTCTTGGATATCTTTTAGCTTTAAATTCTAAATCTCCTTTTCTTCCATACCATCTATCTTTATTTAAAGATTTATAATATTCTAATACTTCAGGATCTCTTCCTACTTCAAATCCCCTATCCTTCATAAAGTTTAAGACTCTATGTAAAATAGGATAATGTGACCACCCATTTCTATCATCCCATCCATGACTTTCATCTGTATCATTAACAAACGAAAAACTAAACAAACTTTTATTTATACTGTAACTATATCCACTCATCTATCTTCTCTCCTTACTTCTTTTCTTATAAGGTCTATATATGTTTCTATCCTTTGGTCCATCTGGTACCTTAATACCTTCAAATATTTCTTTTCCAACTTCTATCCATTCATTCTCTTTTCTTACTTGTAATCTCAATCCTATATTTTCAATAAGATCTGCTTTATTTAAACAAGTATCATAATTCTTTAGTTCTATTAGAATAAAGTCTTTATATATCTCTTTAATAAATCCAATATGTTCATTGATAGTAACCTCTTTACGCCCATTACTTTCTATTAACTTAACAGCTTGATTAGTCTTAATCATAACTTCCTCCTAAAGTTTTAATAATAAGCAGCTACTAAAATATAACTGCCTATTATTCATTTATCTTAGGTTTTTAAACCTATAGTCATATTCTTCACCCATGAATATAACCATGTTGCTTTCTGCTCTTTCTATAATTCTTCCTGCTAATGCTCTATCTAATTGCTCTAACATTTCTATAGTGCATTCAGTTGAAATTATCGTAATTAGATTTTTATAATATCTATAGTTCAACAATGGATATATGTGTTTCATATCAACATCACTTAATGGTGCTATTATTTGTCCATTTCTCACTTTATCTTTAAATAAATCATCTATTACTAATATTTCTGCCTCTTTGTATTTATCTAGTAATGCAGTATACTTTTCAAAATCCTTAGCATTTCCTTTTAGCCCCATAATTGCTTCTGTATAAGGCATATAAATAACATGTCTTTTTTTATCTTTAAATAATGCTGCTCCAAGAGCTATTGCTAAATGACTTTTACCTGCTCCAGGTTGTCCCATAAAAATAAACCAACTATGCTCCTTAGTTTTATTGAAGTTAAATATATAATCAATTACTTTGTTTTTAGCATTTTCAGTTACTTTATCGAATGGTATAAACTCATTTACTTTTTTTACTTTACTTGGTTCTACTCCGAACTCTCTCCAAGCTCTTTCTATGTTATTAGATAAGCTACATGGACATTGCTTTCCTAAAGGTTGTAAGCCTTCTCTATATTCCAAAATGATCCCTGTATCTTTACACCTTGGACATTTATACTTAGATTCCATTGATTTTATCATAGTCATACTTTGGCTTTGCTCCTTGACCTTTGCTAAAATCCTGTCTAAAGCTTCCATTGTTTTTCCCTCCATTTTCATCTTTATAGTTTCCTTCTAAAACTTTAATAAAGTTATTAGGTTTTACTAACCAATCAAAACTTACTATCCAGTTCCTATTATTTTGTCCTTTAAGAAAGCTACTCTCATTTATATTTTTAATAGCTTTTATAACATTCTCTATTCCATATTCATTGATTCTCGCTTTTAAAGATTTATACCTATTGGTACCTGCATTTATAGATATAATCTTTTGTAATCGTATAGAGTTCCATTCATCTATAACTCGTTGCACATGAGTGCTACATAATATATCTTTAGATATATTATTAATAGAATTACTTATGGGAGTATCTTTGTTACGCATTTTTTGCGTAGGGGTTACGCTTTTTTTACGTAAGGGTACGCAATTTTTGCGTAGGGTATCATATTCGCTTAAATCATCTAAGTCAGCAGTAATATTTATATATGAAAAACTGCCTTTTATACCATCTTTGATATTTAATAATCTTCTTTCTATAATCCCTTTTTCACAAAGATTTTTTAACCTTGCCTGTAGCTTTCGATGCTTTCCTATAATAGGTATTTGCTCTAATAAATAACCTTGATCTATCCAAATAAATCTTTCTCCATCTATAATTTGATATTCCATTTTCTTGCTTGAATACATTTCTTTTATTACTGATAATATAAGGGCATCATCATTATCTAAGCCCATTTCTATTAGCTTTTCTTGTTGTAATCCATGTACGGTATACTTCATTTAATACACCCTCTTCCTATTTCCTCTTTAAAATGTTAATATAATATTGGTTTGTTTTTTGAGTACCTTGACTACTTTGGTCGGTGTCTTGGTACTCTTATTTAAAAGTTTGTCCATACTTATCCCTCCCTTATGCTAGAAGAGCTTCTCTTAATAAATTTATTGCTTTCTGTTTTCCTCTTGACACGGTTTGTTGATGGATACCTAAAGATTTAGCTACTTCCTTTTGAGTTTTACCTTCAAAGTAAATCATTTTTATAATTTCTTTTTTTTGATTCATCTAATTTATTTATTGCCATTTTGAGTTCCATACTCTCTAACTCTTTGTTCATATCAAAATCTCCAACAAGGTAATCTACAAGTTCAATTTTTTTCTCTACTTTTGATGATTTTATTTCTGCATTTAAAGAATCTATATATACTCTTTCATAACTCTCTTTTCCATCTGTTATTTTTCTTATAAACTTATTTTTATCTCTAAAAATACTTTCTTTAATCTCAAACTCAATAGTGATCTTTGCAAACCTCGCAAAATTTACTCCTTTTTCTTCATCAAATCTATCCCCTGCTTTAACTAGTCCTAAAAATGCAGCTGAATTAATTTCATCAACACTCATTTCCCAATATTTACTGTAAAATTTTGACGCTACATTATAGGCTAATCCTATATAATCTTCAATGTTTATCATAACTATTGCCTCCAAATTAATCTCAATATTCTTTTTATGATATAAGACTACCTTTTAACAAATTTAAAGCCTTTTTATTTATTCTTGATACAGTCACTTGACTAGTTCCTAATAAATTAGCAACTTCATTTTGTGTTTTTCCTTCAAAATAAATCATAGTAATAACTTTCCTTTGAATTTTATCAAGCTTATCTATTGCTATTTTTAAATCTATATTTTCTATTTCTTTGTTCATATCAAAATCATTTTTATGAAATTCTATAAACTCAACATCTTTTTCTGCTGGAATAGCCTTATTTAAAGAATCTATAGCTATTCTTTCAGTTACTTGTTTTCCGGATATAGTTTTTCTTATAAATCTGCTTTTGTCCCTATAAAAATCATTTTTTATTGCTCCAACTATCGTTGGTACTGCAAATGTAGAAAATTTAACCCCCTTATTTTCATCGAATCTATTAACAGCCTGAACTAATCCGAATAATGCAGATGAATTAATTTCATCAATAGTTTTATCCTTATTTCTCTTATAAAATTTTGAAGCCATTTTATAAGCTAATCCCATATGCTCTTCTATTTTTATCATGTCAAACTCCTTTAAATTACATTTGTTGCAAATATTAAAGCTAACATATTGCAAGTACTTAATATTAAATATTTAAAGCTTTTTTTAGGCTCTTTTTCATCTAAGCTTTTAATCATAAACTCTATACTTAGATATAAAGTTGTAATTATAGCTATTATTCCTAAGATAAAAGTTCCATTTTGAGTTAACATACATTACCTCCTTACATATCTTTTATCTCTTCTAAATTACTTAAATCCATAAACTGATACTTTCTGAAAAATTCTTCAATGGCATATTCAGGTACCTTAAGAGATTTAAGTTTTAATGCACCTAACATTTTTTTATTGATTAGAGCATAAACAGTATTTTTATTAGTTTTTAAAATTTTTGTTGCTTCTTCAACTGAATAAACTTTCATATAATTTTTCTCCTTTCACTAACAACTAAATACTTAATTTAAATTGACAACTAATTCATTAATTCTGCTAATGATACATTTAATGCATTTGATAATATTATCAATTCATCAACCTTAATCTTTCTCTGTCCATTCTCAATTTTTGATATTTGGGATTGATTTAAAGAACCTGTTTTTTTAGCTAGATTTAATTGACTTAATCCATTCCTTTCTCTTATCTTTTTAATTCTTAAACCGACTTTCAT